CTCCTGCATCGTTTCATCCGCATCCTCCCAAGTGTGCGCGCCATCGCTGAGCGCGGGAACAAGCCAACGCGCCATATTAGTTACGACGAAGCTGTTTAGCGGATCATAGCCGATAACGCGCGGTTTCAAGGTGCCGCAAACGCCCTCGACAATATCCATCGTATTCGCCTGTAAACCCGCCCCGCTCGCGGCTTCGGCGGTGGCGAGACGGTGGCGGGCGAAGGCTTGGACGGTCACACCTTCGTCGCGAAGCCCCGCTAGGATTTCATCGCGGATTTCCTCGGTGCTGTATGCCGTCCAATTGAAGTAGGCTTTTGCAGCCGCTAGTCGATCAGCCTGGATCACGGACAGCGCCCGCGCCTCTGCGGCATCGGTGGTCGTGTGGGTCATGCGTCCAAATCCTCTTCGTAATCGCCTTCGCGACCTTCGGGCACTTGGCTGTTGATCGCGCCGCATCGCGCGCATTCGGTGTGAGTGAGCGCCGACAAAGGGCCCTTCCACTCGACGGGGCCGCCGCAGTCCTGACAGATCATGCGCGGCACCCCTTTGCGGACGCGGCCAAGGCGCGTGCGACCATGCTTTCGAGGGCGCGACGATCAGCGGCGATGAATTGGTCGGACGGGCGAACGCCCGGAATGCTGTTCACCCACGCTGCGGCAGATGTCTCCGCCTCCAGCGCCGACCGCAGATCAGCCGGTGCGCGGGTGTTCCAGGCGGCGTCTGCCCTCTCTTGGCTTTCGTCATCTGCGACCTCGACGCCACAGAACGAGCACTCGACCGACCAGAAAGCGAAGGTCTCGGTTGCCTGAGTGAACGCTTGCACAAGATACTTGTCTTCCGCGCCGCAGAACGGGCACGGCAGCAGCTTCTCACTCACCATGTCGGGCCTCCTGACGGGCGGAGGCTTCTTCCCACTTGCGGCGGTTGTCGTAGAAGCGTTGAGCGGCGGCGAGAGGCACTCCACCGCAGCCGCCACAGAACCCGCATGAGGTGTCAGCCACACCCGCACCGCTTCCGTCGCAGGCAGGGCAAATCGCGGTATCGTCGATCTCTGTCACTTCGTCTCTCCCTGACGGGCGGAGGTGGCGGCTGCGCGACTGTCAGCAAGTTTGGCGACCTCTTGACCGAAAGGCGTACGGCCATCCCCTTCGCTGTATAACAGCCGCAGAGCGCGAAGATCATTGCGAGCACGGGTCCGAGAACGCCGGCTGTCAATGTCCCACTCGCGTCCGGTAAGCACCAGTCGCTGATTAAGGGTCAGCTTATCCAGCACATCGGCCACAGTCTGAGGGGCGGTCATGCTGCGAAAATCCATGCAAACACAGCGCACCAGAAAATGGCGCATACAGCCAGCAACATCGCCCATGTGGAGCGGCGGTCGAATTCCTTGTTCATCCCCTCAATCCTCTCTCTTTCCTGCACCGGCATATACGCCGGGGTATGATAGTCGCGGCCCTGATAGCGGATGCGGGTCATGCCCACACCCCGCCGTTGCGATTGTGGACCAGTGTGAGATAGCCCACCTCATGACCATGCAACCGCGTCTGCTCCATCACCGCCGCGTCATGGGCATCACCCCTCATGCGCGTAAGGACGCTTTCCAGCTCATGGGCCAGGTGATTGGCGATGCTGTCGAAGTCACTGCCTTGCGCCACCTTATGCATGATGTCGATCTGGTCCGTCAGCGGCAAGCGCTGGATGGCGGCGATGATGGCGTCTTGCGTTTGCATGGAATGCTCCTTCTCTGTGGGGATGGTATGGCACCGCTATCACAAAGCGTCAAGCCCGGTTGACAGAAAAACACAGACGTCATATCAAGCTGATATGAAACACCCCCATGCCCCCGCGATCGACAGGATTGGCCGCGCTGCCATCATGTCGCATTACAACATCAAGCGCCAGGCAGTGCATCAATGGACAATGGACGGTGTTCCGCCGATCCACCGCAATTCGTTGCGTTTGCTGGCGATGGTTCGTGGCGTTCAAGTTCCAGAGTTGGAAGAGAGGAACCCCCAATGACCGCCGCTAAGTGGACCCAAAAAGACAAAATCAATTTCATCGAAATGCGCAAGGAAGGTATGGTATTTCGTGAGATCGCGCAAAAGCTAGGCAAAAGTCTTGACTCTCTTCGAGAGCGATCAGAGCGCAGCAACAGAAACCACAGAGGCATGACAGAAATAGAGGCAAAGGTAATCGCTCCTATCATTGCTGCTGCAAAAAACAATGATACCTGCCCGACAAACTATGTCATTGCTGCTCATTTGGGGCTCTCGGTATCAGTGGTTAATGAAGCTGTTCGTTCGCTTTCCAAGAAAGGGGTCATGGAAATAGCGTTGAACAGCAGCAAAAGGCGTGTTGCCTACATTTTCGTAGGGGCAATGACCACGCGTGACATGCCATGCCTGGAAGCCGGCTTCACCAAAGTTCAAAATTTCGTGGAATTTGAGGAGCATGTAAAAGTCGCCAGTATGGCCTTGCTTCGCCGCCAGCTGGAAACCGGCGCGCATTGGATACGTGACCCCCAGCAATTTCAGGCGGCTTGCGAGAGCGTAGGTCTAGAGGTGGTGGCGTAATTCTACCCGCATAGGCCACAGCCGAACAATCTCTGCCTCGATATAGGGCCGCACAGCCGGGGGGATCTTGGCTAGTGCGGCTTTTCTTTGGGCTTGACACACGCCCCAAATGGGCGAATATGGGCGTGCCTGAGAGGAGGCTTACATGTTTACACCCAACACGGATTTTAGCGCATTGGAGGCGTTTTGGCGCGATCCAACGCCGTTTCTGGCCGAGAAGGAAATTGGCCAGGCGCAGATCGACGCGCTGTTTGTCGATCATGACAACCGCAACCGCGCCAAGCAGGAAGCGCGCTGGAAAGCGGATGGCGAGGCATGACCGCGCCTTTCACCAGCTACAGCCCGGCGGACAAGCCGTACATCACCTGCCACGCGGAATATGACCAAGGCAGCGAGGAGTGGCTTCAGGCACGCTGCGGGCTGCTGACAGCGTCTGAGGTCAAGCTGATCCTGACGCCGACGCTGAAGGTCGCCAACAATGACAAGACGCGCGCCCACGTCTATGAGCTGGCCGCGCAACGCATCACGCAGCACGTCGAGCCGCATTACGTCGGCGACGACATGTTGCGTGGTCATGAAGACGAGGTGCGCGCCCGCCTAGCCTATGCCGCGAAATACGGCGAGGTCACGGAATGCGGGTTCATCACGTCCAACAAGTGGGGGTTCACGATCGGCTACTCCCCCGATGGTTTGGTGGGTGACGATGGCCTGATCGAATGCAAATCGCGCCGGCAGAAGTTCCAGGTGCAGACCATCACCCAAGGCGTGCCGGATGAGCATATCCTACAGCTTCAGACCGGGTTGCTGGTCACGGAGCGGCCCTGGATCGATTACGTGTCCTATTGCGGCGGTATGCCCATGGCGGTCATTCGCGTGCTGCCTGATCCGGAGTTGCAGGATGCTATCCTCACCGCCGCCGCTGACTTCGAAAAACGCATCGCTGAGACGGTCGCCGCCTATGAGGTCCAGCTTGCATCCGGAGCGCTGCGCTGGGTGCCCACCGAACGTGTTGTTGAACAGGAGATGTTCTGATGCCCAACACGTCCAAGCGGCCGAGCGAGGCGCAGAACAAAGCCCGTGCGCGGTCATGGCGGATATTCCGCCTCCGTGGGCTTCACGCACAGGCGCACATGCTGACGGGATGGTGTCAGTCCATCGCCTTAGCGGCGATCGACGCCGAACTACTTAAACTTGGCGCACAGCCTGAAACGGCTCGCCAACAAGCGATTAGGGAGAACTACCAATGAATATGCTTGAGGCCATTGCGCCGAAGTCGGACCAGATCAATGCGGAAGATCTGGTTGGTCGCACCATCACCGTTACCGTGCGCGAGGTCACGATCCGCGCTGGACAGGAGCAACCCATTTCGGTCGCGCTGGAGGAAACCAACAAGGTGTTCCGGCCTTGCAAGACCACCGCACGTCTGATGGTCGCCGGCTGGGGACCGGACGCCAGCAAGTATGCCGGCAAGAAGATGACGCTGTACCGTGACCCGTCCGTCAAATGGGGCGGGGTGGCAACCGGCGGCATCCGCATTTCGCATATGTCGCACCTCGACGCACCGCTGGTCATGGCGTTGGCGGAGAACAAGAAAAACCGCAAGGTGCATACCGTCCAGCCGTTGCAGGCCGAGAAGCAGCCCGAAGCCCCCCAGAAGGGCCGCCAGACAGCCGAGGAATGGGCAGCAGAGCATATCGCGGGCATTGAGGCCGCGCAGGACGCCGACGCTATCGACGCGCTCCAGAAGGCCAGTGAGCGGGCTATGGCCAAGCTGGCGACCGGCAACCCGGAACTGCATGGCCAGATCGAGGCGGCCTATGCCAAGCGGCTGGGTGAGCTGACACCGGTTGTTGAGGGGGTGGAATAATGCCTTGGTTAGTGGCTCATTCGTGGCGCGACATTGAGCAAAAAGTTGCGTCGTTGCGGTCGTCCAGCATTGACGAAATCGCAGGCATTATTTTGGATCTTCAGGCGCAGTTGGAGGAATGCGCCGGCAAGCTATCCGAAGCCAACGATAAGTTGGAGGACATGAAATACGAGATAGAGGAAGCGGTTTCCCGCGCTGAGGATGCGCGCGGTGACTGACGCCGCAATCATCAACCTGCTCGGCACGGCGGAGGTCGCAAAATCTTGTGGCCGTTCCGTGTCGGCGGTGCAGAACTGGAAGGTGCGCGGCATCCCCTGGCGGTGGCGGGCTAAGGTTGGCCAGATCGCCAAGCGCCGGGGGGTTAGTGTGCCGGTTGGGTTTGTTCAGAAGGAGGGTATGTGATGGAAGACGCTTGGAAGCAATATGCCGCCGACTTTGACGGCATGACCGATAAGGAAATTGAGGCCGAAAGCGATCGCTGCCGATATGAGATGGATGAGCTGGAAAGTTGGCTCGAAGCCGTGGCGTCCTGGGAGGCGGCCGGGAAGCCGCGTAACGCCGAATGAACCGCTCATACGGAGCCAAGCCCATGACGCAAAAGCAGGGCCGGCTACAGTTTCAGATGCTGGTGGCCGGTTGCACCGACGCGGCCTTGGATCGTCTGACGCCCAAGGAAATCGCGGCATCCTATGCCGGGGTGTCGGTCCAGCAGGCTGCCGAGGCGCTGCTTAACGAACGGCTGCGGCGGTCGACATGCCGCGTCTGACGGCATTCGAGGAACTGGACGCGCTGGACGAGACCCTCAACCCCGTCCCGCGCTTTCCGGTCGAACCGCCGGACGGACAGAAGCATTGGTCGGAAATCGATCGCCAGGCCACGCTACGAACGCTGGTGCGAACCGGCGGGCCATCGATCCTCATGTACGCCAACGCTAACGCCGGCAAACGCAATCCCACCCTCGCCAAAAAGGAGGGGTTAATGGCCGGCGTTTTTGATCTGACGGCATGGTGGAACCGAGGATCGTGTAGCCCTGAGATGAAGGGCTACGACAGCCGAGGACGCCCCGGCAAGCTGTCCAGGGCACAGATCGATTGGGGCAACCGGATGCACGATATGGGATGGCCCGTCGCGTGCTTCTTCGACCCGTACAACGCCTATGACTGGATGATGTCTGTTGGCGCGCCTTTGCGCCAGATTACGAGAGGACGATAACATGTCTAACATCGCTAACGTTGCCGCTGATGAACTCCGCCTGTTGATCGAGCGGGCCGAGCGCCTGGAAGAGGAGAAAAAGGGTATCGCGGACGATATCAAGGATGTCTACGGCGAGGCCAAGGGGCGCGGCTATGACCCGAAAATCGTCAAGCGCATCGTCGCCCTTCGCAAGCGCAAGCGGGAGGATGTGCAGGAGGAAAACGCTATCCTGGAGACGTATCTGTCGGCGCTGGGAATGCAGTTTGCGCTGCTGTGAGGGACTGGACACCATGAACAAGATGGCGTAAAAGGGGCGGGCGGGGAGTGCTGACAACACATCCACCGCCCGTATCAGAGGCTTATGAGGAGCCGCCGACATGCGCAATTTTACACCCGAAGACCGTCTTCCGCAACCATTTAGGTTGGCTGTGAGGGCGGTTTTGTTGCGTTGCATGGATATGGCTGAGAGCCAGTCCGACGCTAAGGCAATGATCCTGACAATGTATGAAAGCGAGCTGCTGTCCGTCGTGGAAACCTTCGCCGAGATTGCTAGCCGTGGTTTGGAGGCAGCATGAACTGCGAGGATGTTTTTACCCAAGCCTGTAACGCTCACCGCGTTTTCATGGCTGATGAAGTTTGGCGCTTCAAGGATGTGGTGGAAAGCCCGATTGAGGAGCTTTTTATAGCTGGCCTTCTCGGCGCGGATTGTTTCGCACCAGAGCGGGAAGACATCAAGCTACATAACGAACGCATCACGTATGGTGATGTTCGCTCGTTTGATAAAGACGGTATCCGCTGTTGGCCGCAGGCGATTATCGGCGCTTACCGCGTCGATTTCCTATTAGGGCATCAGAAAGACGGTAAAATCCGGTGGCTGGTTGTCGAGTGTGACGGTCACGCTTTCCACGAAAAGACTAGCGCGCAGGCGTCTCGTGACAAACAGCGGGACCGCTACTTGATGTCGCTTGGGTTGCTGGTGATGCATTTCACCGGCTCAGAGATTTTCTCCAAGCCAATCGGATGTGCAATGGAAGCGGTCGACGTGCTTTGTAAGGCAACAAATCATGGCTGATGCTGGGTATGTCCGCATTCACCGCCGGCTGCTTGGACACCCGGCTTTTCGCAATGACAGTGAGGCTTTGGCGTTTGCCTGGATGGTCACAAAAGCGAGCTGGAAGGATACCCGCGTTCGGTACAAGGACCACAATATCGCGCTTCGGCGGGGTGATTTGGCGGTGTCAATTCGCGACCTTGCGGCGGTTTTGGACCGGCCAAAAGGGTGGATAGAACGGCTCATAATCCGTCTCAAAAACGAGACAATGATCGAGACACGTAGAGCGGAAGGGGGCAGGACAGCTCCATTGGTCATAACTGTACGGAATTACGACGTTTTTCAGGCTTCGCAGGATGGTGATGAGACACCAGCCAAGACGCCAAGCAGGACACGCGGCGGGACACAAACAGGACAGCGGCCGGACAGAGAACAAGAAAGGGAAGAAGATAAGAAGAAAGAAGATATAGGCGCAAGCGCCCGCGCAAGCCGGCTCTCGCCGTCGTTCGAGCCGTCGGATGGCAAGGGGCGGATGGCTGATATTGCCGCTCGCTGGTCGCCAGAACGGCGAGTTCAGGAGATTGAGCGGTGGCGTTCACATCATACCGCCAAAGGCACACGGATGGTCGATTGGAACGCAGCTTGGCAAACCTGGATCGGCAATTCGGAAAAGTTTGGGCGGCCAGCGCAGCGGCCTCTGGATCTTGGATACGGCAGCGGTCACTCGGGCATCCCGATATGACTTGGCAGCCGAAGCAGCCGGGCAGGTTCGTCTGCCCAGAGTGTAGCCACACTCGAAAGAAAAAAACCGACAAGTGCCTAAGCGTGTCGGCCTCAGATGGCGGAGGGCTGGTCTGGCACTGTTTCAATTGCGGATTTTCAGGAGGCATCAATGCTGCACGAGAAGCATATCAAGTGGCTGCAAGAACGCGGCATCCAATCCGATACGGTGGAAGCAATGGGGGTTACGACCGTCAGCGACAATCGCGGCAACTGGCTCCAATTCCCATACATGCTGGACGGGGCAATCGTAAACCGCAAGCGCCGGCTGACAGCGGCCAAGCAGCACGAGATGGACAAGGGGGGACGCCTTTGCCTGTGGAACGCGGAGGTTCTGCGCTCACCAGCCGTCATTGATAACGGCGCGGCAGTCATCATCACAGAAGGCGAGTTCGATGCCCTGATCGCCATGCAGTGCGGTTTCGAGACGGTGGTGTCCGTGCCAAATGGTGCCCCGGCTGAGCGTATGGACGATCCGGTCAACTCCAAGCGGTATGCGTTCCTTTGGGAGTCGCAGCAAGCGCTGGAGGGTGTTAAGTCGTTCATCCTTGCCACCGATAGCGATGGACCGGGACGGCAGCTCGCGCACGATCTGGCGTCGATCCTGGGGGCAGAGCGATGCAAGTTCGTTGTTTATCCGTCACAGTGCAAGGATCTGAACGAGGTCTTCCTTGCCGAGGGTCAAGCAGGCGTCACGCGCACAATCGCTAACGCCAAGCCTTTCCCCGTTCGCGGCTTGTACAACATGGAAGATTTTCCCGACGCGCCGCCTGTCTCAGGTATGACGACCGGCATCGCGTGCCTGGATGAGCTTATCGAGATCGTCCCTGGTACGCTGACGGTGTTCACAGGCTACGCGAACATGGGCAAGTCGACCGTAGTCAATACAATGCTCGCGCGGTGCGTGGCGTCGGCGGTTCCGGTCTGCGTTGCCAGTTTTGAAACGCTGCCGAAACCAATTCTGCGCGACGGCATCGCTAAGGCTTTGATCGGCTGTACCAATCAAGAGTTTGAAACCCACCATCAGCGGGGAGCGGCCTACCAGTCCATTGAGCGCAACGTCCGTATCATCTCGAATGCGCTGGACGACGACCTATCCCTTGACGTTGAACAGTTTCTTGAGCTGGCCCGTATCAGCGTCGTTCGCGACGGTACGCGCGTCGTCATCCTCGACCCTTGGAACGAGCTTGAGCATAAGCGCGACAAGAACGAGACGGGGACGGAATATATCGGGCGGTGCATCCGCTTGGTGAAGGCGTTCGCGCGGCGATATCAGGTTGCATTCTGGATCGTCGCGCATCCGACCAAGCCACAGAAGGGCGTTAATACGATGCCCTCGCTGTACGATGTTTCTGACTCAGCCAATTGGGCCAACAAAGCCGATTACGGCATTGTCTATCACAGAGAGGACAAGGCGGTGAATAAGGGGGTTATCGCGATCGTGAAGGTGCGCATGGGTCTGCCTGGTAAGATCGGCACAGCAACCGTGAAGTTCGATTACCGCAACTCTCGCGTCAATGAGTTCAACTCGTGATGTGCGAGATTGAGGCCGAGCGGACGGCATACCATCGCAGCCTGTATCAGAAGTCGGTTGCGCACAGGATCGCCCGCATTAACCACACCAGGCGTCGGCGCGGGATGCCGCTGATTGATGACCTGAGCCAAGTGAGGCTGCGCAAATGCAAGACACCGGCCTAACCCCCTTCATCCTGGCCATGATGAAAGCCCCGGCCGACAAACTGGCCGGGGCGGACGTGGCAAAGCTGGCGAAGAAATACGCAATCCCCGAGGCGACCGCTGCGGCGTACCTCGAACAATGGCTCAAGAGAGGATGAGAGAGATGAACGAGGATCTGGGCTACAAGCTGGTGGCGACGTTGCCGGACGATGCGGCATTCCAGGTGGGGTATATGTCTGAGCTGCTTAACTGGTTGGGGCAGAAGTATCCGGTCATCGCCGAGGATCTGCGGTATCGGATCGCTAACCGGACACCCCCGCCCACCGCACGACGATGAAATTGGGGAGGCTGGCTGGTTTTCCAGATGGGGATTGGGGAGGGTGTTGACGTAACGCGACAAGTGCTGTAACGAGACGGGAGAGGAGGACGATATGGATATCTACACATTGGTGAAGTTGGCACTGCTCGTTGTGGCGGTATGGTTTTGGACGACAATTGGCGGGCGCTTGATCCGTAACAACAACATTCCGTGGCAAACCATATTTGTCGCCTCCGTCACCCTTGTGGGCTTCGTGTATATGCAGGGATGGATCGCATGACCCAGACCCCAGCTCAGCGCAACGCGGCCTACCGCACCCGCAAGGCCGAGCGAATCGCGCGGATGGAGGCGGCGCTTCGGGAAATTATCCGGCGAGGAGAACTATGCATCCATCAGAACACGGGGCGGTGGGACATGTCGGTGGAGCATGACCAGCGCAGCTACAATATCATTAACACAAACAATGATATTGCCCGCAACGCCCTTGCCAAACCCACCAATACCTAGTTTTATGAGCGGCGGGACCGGAGCTTGAGAGGCTTGCTCGACGGTCCCGCCTGACGCCAGAGAGGAGGGCGCTGAGATATGACTAGCACGATCGATTGGACGGGGCAACTGGAGGTGGTGGAGCCTGACGGTAAGGTCTATTACGCCGTGCTTCTGGAAACGCGAACTGAAGGCGCACACACCCGCCGCGTGGGTTATGCCGGGAAAACCCGCCAATGGTTTACCGAAGATGGGCGGCTGTGCATCAGCGACTCGGTGCGCGTCCGCAACGCGCTGGAGCCTATCGCAGTAGCCAGGCCCAGCACAGAGGCCCTGGATCGCTTCGAAGCGCTGCTAGGGCGGTTGGAGGCGGCTGTAGGGGCCATCGGCAAGGGAGAGGTGAAGTGACCGATACTCAGGAGATCGTTTGGGGCCCCGCCATCGCCGTGGATGGCAAGCGGCCGGGGTGGCTTATCGGCACTGACATTATCGACGTTCAGGAGGACGGTAACGACTTCTACGGTGTGGCTATGGAAGATCGTAGCGTGGTTTGGCATGACGACCTGAACGCCATCCGCCTCCCCGCCGACCACCCGCATTACCGTCAGCCTGCGCCGGAGAGCTGCCAAAGGACCGATGTGAGGCATCCGATGGATATTCAGGCGGCGTTGAGCGCGGGAATGAAGCCGTGGGCTGGTGGCGAGGCAGCACCCGACGATTGGGACGGCAATCCAGTCCTGACCCGTATCGGCACGATGGTCGATCCAAAGGGCGTGCGGGACGCATTCACTTGGGGTCATGCGACTGCCGACGACAAGCTGCGGATGCCGCATTTCGACATCGTGGCGTACAACCCAAAGCCTGCGCCGATCGACTGGAGCGGGGAGCTTGAGGCGGTCCATGAGGATGGTCGGGTGGTGGCTGTTACGGTGGTTGACGGGCCAGATCATGACGGTGATCGGTGGGTCGAGCCGGTTTTGGAAGGCGGATATGAACTCTTCTTTGCGACGGGCTTAAGCTGGTCCAGTGGTCCTTGGCGCATCCGCAACGTCACCCCCCAGCCCACCCCCCAGGCAGACACCAAGCCTGATGTGACGGCGCGGATGGAGGCGCTGGTGAGGGAAGTAGACGAGCATGGCCCGCACGCGTTCATCACCAAGTACATGGCCGAAGAAGCCCGCGCCATCGTCGCCCTGCTGCCCGAGCCGGTGGACCCTGACCTGATCGAGGCGCGGGAGATCGTGGCTGGGTTAGCAAGGCCATATCGGTCTGAAATTATTAATGGCGAATGGGACGAAACGACCGAAATTCGTATTGCCACCGCCGCCATCAAGCGCGGCCGTGAACTCGCCCTTGCCGGGGAGACCGGGAAGTGAGCGACTTCCGCAAGTTCTGCATTTATTTCGTCGTGGTTTACCTAGCCATGACGATAGCAAGCTGGTTTGGCGCGTCGTTTGATATGCCGAGTGGCCTCAGTGGGGAGCCGGCCAGGATATTTCTGGCCGCGTTCGCAGGTTGTTTCTGCGTGGCTTTCTGCGGAGGTCGCCGCCCATGACCCACCCCCAGACACAGGATGACGAGGCATGACGCGCTTCCTTATGTCCGCGTTTGCGCTGTTCTGGTGCATCAGCGCCTTGGTCATGGGCAGCAATTCGCCCGGTTATTGGCCCATGTTGATCATGGGGCAGGTTTGGCTGGTCGGTTCGGTCGTGTGGGGGGCCCTCACCGCTCTCCGCAATCATGAAGGGAGGAAATGATGCCGGCCATCTCACAACAGCAATGGGAGCGCATGGCAATGCTGCCTCACCTTGCGGGTGACACACTGCGTAAGCATGGCGCTCCGTTGACGCTTGGCGAGCCGATCAAGGCGGTCGGTTGGTTCGATCCGGGCCGGGGTGCGCTCCGGCTGTTGGTCGCGGCCTATGCCGGCGGGCAACGGGTGACGCTTCGGAAGCGGCGGCGGGGTTCGTCGCTGGTGATTGACGGGGTTCAGGCATGACCAACCGACACCGCTTCCGCCTCTTCGAGACAGGCTTCTATCTTCAGCTCGGTAGGGGCTTGGCTAATCGGGTGATTAAGGCTATTTTGGGTTAGCCATGGCTACTGATACAACAGATGGGAACAAACGCCCGCATAGGTTTCAGCCGGGCCAGTCAGGTAATCCGGCTGGCCGGCCAAAGGGAGCGCGCCACAAGCTAGGTGAAGCATTTCTTTTGGCGTTGCAGGAAAGCTTTGCCAGCGGGGGCAAGGAAGCCATTCAGACAGTTATGGAAGAAAAACCAGATCAATACCTGAAGGTTGTGGCTTCTATTCTGCCCAAGGAGCTTGAACTCTCTGAAGAGACGGTCAAGAACTTTGTGAACGTCGTGTTCAAGGGCTGATGGCGGATATAGAACTACCGCGCTGGGCTGAGCAGCTATTTCAGCCGTCGCGGTTCAAGGCTATGTGGGGCGGACGTGGCGGGGGTAAATCACGATCCGTTGCATCCGCCCTGGTGCTGAAGGCGCTACAGAATCCGGAGCGCGTGCTATGCGCTCGCGAGGTGCAGAAGAGCATCAAGGACAGCTCCAAACGCCTGTTGGATGACGAGATCGCCCGCATGGGCGTAGGGCATTTCTTCGAGTCGACCGAGAGCGAGATACGAGGCAAGAACGGCTCGCTATTCATCTTTGCCGGCCTTCGTGGCAATGCCACGGGCATCAAGTCGCTGGAAGGCGTGACGATTGCGTGGGTGGATGAAGCGCAGTCGATCACGCAAGGCTCGTTGGATACGCTGATCCCCACCATCCGCGCGCCTAACAGCGAAATCTGGCTGACTTGGAACCCGCTGCGGGCAGCAGACCCGGTCGATGCGCTATTCCGCAGTGAAGTGCCGCCACCTGGGGCCATGGTGCTGGAGGTCCAGCATGATGATAACCCTTGGTTCCCCGATGAATTGCGCACGCAAATGGAGTGGCAGCGCGAGCGGGACTACGACAAATACCTGCACATCTGGCGGGGCGCCTATTGGCAGAACAGTGAAGCGCGCGTGTTCAAGAATTGGCGCGTCGGTGCAGAGGTGGAGTTTGAAACCGCCAGTGTGGCTGAATACAGGCTGGGTGCCGATTTCGGTTACAGTATCGACCCATCGTGCCTGGTGCGGTGCTACCTGAGGGGTCAGTCGCTTTATATTGATCATGAGGCGTACAAGATCGGCTGCGAGATCGTGCAGTTGCCTGAGTTGTTCAGCCGCGTACCCGATGCGGAGAAATGGCCCGTCACGGCTGATAGCAGCCGCCCGGAGACAATCAGCTACCTACGCAACAACGGCTTCCCGCGTATTCGCCCTAGCGTAAAGGGACCGGGCTCTGTGGAGGAGGGTATATCCTTCCTGCAATCGTTCGATATAATTGTGCATCCGCGCTGCCAGCATGTGGCGGACGAACTGGCAACGTATAGCTATAAGCTGGATAAGCTGACGGGCGAGCCTATCCCGGTGCTGGAGGATAAGAATAACCACCTGATCGATGCTCTTCGCTATGCGTTGGAAGGCGTGCGCAGGATCAAGGAAAGGCCTAGCACTGTGAGTATCGCCATCCCCTCCATGGCCCGCCGTTAATGCCATAGCGTCAAGAGGGTGGATGCTGCGGCTGTTTGGTGCTAATACTCGCGATCATTGGCGCGTGGACGGTGGTGGAGTGGCTGGTATGAGTGATACCGAGATTGCTGAAGGCCAGGCCGTCGAGAAGTCCACCGAGGCCGACAGCAAGATCCATGAACGCGCCATGCGCCGCTTCGACGAAAGCGTGTTGCCTCAGATGCCGGTGCGCGAATTGGCGCTTATGGCCCGGCGCTTCGCCGACATTCCAGGGGCTATGTGGGAAGGCTCTGTCGGCGATGCTTACGGCAAGGACACCATCAAGCTCGAATTTCCCAAGCTGAAGCGGGCGCTCCGCAAGCTGGAGAATGACTTCCGACAGAACCGGATTGAGCCTGATTTTCGTCCATCCGGCGGTGCCAGCGACCGCGACACGGCGGATACGCTCGATAGTCTCTACCGCGCCGACGCGAAATTCTTCAAGGCGCAGCAAGCCCGCGACAATGCTCGTTCCGAGGCTGCCAAGGGGGGCTTCGGTGCGTATCGGCTGTGCAACGATTGGGCCGATCCGCTCGACAAAGACAGCGACTATCAGCGCGTCAACCCGGCGTCGCTGATCGCGGATGCGGATCAGTCCGTGTTCTTCGGGCCGTCAACCCTATACGACAAGTCCGATGCCAAGTTCGCGTTCGTGCTGACTGGCTGGTCGGAAGAGGCATTCAAGGAGGAATACCCGGACGCGCAATATACCGGCTGGCCCGATGCCAATAAGCGGTCGTGGGTGTACGATTGGTTCCGCCCTGATACGATCGCTGTGTGCGAGTATTACGAGGTCGAGGATCGTGACGAAAACGTTCTGATCTTCACGCAGGAAACCAGCGGCGAAGAGGAGCGCTACTGGCAGAAGGATTTGTCCGCCGAAGACATCAAGGACTTGCGCGACCGGGGCTTCACGCAGCGTAAACGCAAGGCCAAGCGGCGGCGGTGCCACAAATACATCATGTCCGGTGCCGAGGTGCTGGAGGATTGCGGCTACATCGCTGGCGGCAATATCCCCATCGTGCCGGTCTATGGTGAACGCGCTTACGTAGACGGCGTGGAGTGGTTCCGGGGCATCGTGCAGCAGAATATGGACATGGTGCGTGTGTTCAACGCGGTCATGTCGTCGCTGTATGAAATCACGACGCTGGCCCCTTACGAGCGGCCAATCTTTGCGGCTGAGCAGATGCCGCCCAATCTGGCGAAGATGTGGGCGCGGGGGAATATCGATCGGCATCCTTATGCGCTGGTCAATCCCTTGCTTGACGTGGAAGGCAAGATTGTTGCAGCCGGGCCTGTCGGCAAGGTCGAGACGCCACAAGTACCGGCCACCTTGGCGGCCATGGTTGAAATGCTGAATGGCCTGTTTGCTGAGGACGATCAGAACCCTGAAGAGGTGAAGGCCAACACCAGCGCTGATGCCATGGACATCGCGGCGGCGCGGGTGGATGCCAAGTCGGGCATATTTCTTGACAACGATCGCCAGTCCACGCAGCGCGCCGGCGAGCTTTACCTAGCCATGGCGTGCGAAGTGTACGTGGAGCCGGGCCGCGTCGTTGAAACGATGACCGAGGACGGCGACGACGGTGAAGCGACGCTGCATGAGGATTACAGTGATGCGGGTGAACTGAAGGTCCGCAACAACTTCCAGCAGGGTCGTTACAAGGTGGTGGCGGACGTTGCCGAGACGACTACGACGCGCCGGGACCGCACGGTCAAGCAGATGCTGACCTATGCTGAAGTGTCGGTGGCGGCACAGGACATGGAAGGGGCGCAGGCGGCGTTGATCACGGCCGGGCTCAACATGGACGGCGAGGGCATCAACGATTTCCAGGATTGGCAGCGTGCGCGTGCGTTGAAGCTGGGCTTGGTCAAGCCGAACGAGGACGAACAGCGCCAGGCGCAGGAAGAGGCGCAGGCGCAAGGCCCTGACGTCCAGCAGCAGTTGCTTGAAAAGCAGATGGAGAAGCTGGCGGCTGAGACACAGAAGGCATTGACGGCGGCGGGTCTGGATCAGGCCAAAATCCAGCAGGTCATGGCAGATGCGAACCTGAAGGTAGCACAGGCCGAAGCGGTCGGCGGCCCCGAGGCCGTACCGCAAGCACCTAGCGGGCTGGAAGCGGCGAACGATGACGCCAAGCGTGTGTCCGAATATGCCCGCGCCGATCTGCATTCTGCACAGGCCGAGAAAATCCGTTCCGAAATCCCGTTGCAGCGCATCAGGACCGGGAGGGAGCTTGACTTAGCCGAGCGGGCGCAGGATCATGCGGAGAGGCAATCAGCATGACAGTAATTTCTTTGGCCGCAGTTCGTGAGGAACGTACACCCCATTGGCAGGGCAAGGCCATTTGTTTAGGTTGCCGCCATGAGTGGGAGGCTTGTGCGCCAATTGAAACGCGGGATGGGCTAGAGTGTCCTGAATGCGATTTGCCAAAAGGCGTTGTGAAAAACTTGTGGGCTGCACCAGAAGGTAGCGCAGAATTGCAATGTTCTGATTGCGGGAGTCACGTGCTGACGTGCTACATTCGAAAAGATGGATTAAAGGTGGTCCGTTGTATAGGATGCGGCAATGATTTAACTAACACATTTTATTCATAACCCCACATCCCGTGGGCATCAGTGACCGCCGACTGTGACGGGCGAGAGGGAGTGAGAGATGGCGACACAGCCAGACGTTGAAGACCAGGTAGAGGACGACATCCTCGATCTGGAAGAAGAGCAGATCATCGAGCCGGATGATGAAGGCGCTGAGGAAGAGCCGGCCCCGGCTGATGACGAGCCAGAACCGTTCGTAGGGTTCGACGACGAGCCGGAAGCCCCGGCTGAAAACGATCTGGTCAAGCATCTGCGACAGCAGATTCGGGATCGTGATCGTCGACTGGCGGAAGTCGCGAAGACTGCCCCCGCCGAGCCGGAAATCGTCGTCGGGGAACGTCCCAAGCCGGCGGATTTCGAGTATGACGATGATCGCTACGAGGAGGCGCTAGACGCGTGGGATGCGCGGCGGGCCGCTAAGGCCAAGCAGGACGAAAAGCGCAGCCGGGCAGAGCAAAGCCAGCAGGAGCAGTGGGCCAAGGTCACGGAGAACTACGCCACGCAAAAGAAGGCGTTGCGATTTCCTGATGTGCAAGAGGTTGAGCAGCGTGTGCTGGAAACCCTGTCGGGCACCACGCAGGCACTGATCGCCAAGCACGCCGACAACGCTGCGCTGTTCATCTATGCCGCTGGCAAATCGCCCGCCAAGCTGGCGGAACTGGCGCGTATCGATGCTGAGGGCGATCCTTTCGCGGTCGTGAAGGCCGTCACCAAGATGGAGGCAATGTTGCAGAAGCCGCGCACTACCGCTCGCCCGCCCGCACCGGATACGCCCGTGCGGGGGAAGGTCATTGCCGCCGGTTCGGCAGATAAGATCCTGGAGAAGCTGGAAAAGGAGGCCGAGCGTAGCGGCGACCGCTCCAAGGTCATTGCACACAAGACCGCCATGAAGAAGGGTAACAACAAGTGACCGATACTCGCACGCTCCGCGCACCTTCCGACGCCATCATGGCCCGTGAGGATCAGCAGAACGCTGGCGGTGTTCGCCATGTCCAGCGCGATACTGGCTTCGCCTATTATGATCAGGCCCCGTTGTCGGAATATCCGCGCATGATGTACCGCAAGACGGAGGTCGAGCAGGTGCAGGACAGCGCGGCCACGATCGAGGGGCTAAAAGATGAGCCCACGGTGGTTAACCGCTACGAAGGCCTGCTGTGTGAGACGATCATCGCGCATGATGCAGATGAGGCGGAAGTGCTGTCGACCAATGGCTGGGACGTGTCGCCCAAGGCCGCGCATGGCGTGGAAGACGGGCTGATCAAGGCGACCAGTGCGAAGGATGCCGAGATTGCAGAGCTTCGGGCACTGCTGGCGGCGCAGTCTGCGGCTACCTCGACTGACGAAGCACCGCGTCGTGGGCCGGGGCGTCCGCCAAAGGATACTGCCGGCCAAATTGTCTAATTGATTTCGGTTGGTGGCAAACCTGCCGGTGTAGAACCGCACTGGTGATTGTTCCGCCCTCCCTAACCTCATCAGTCCGAAGTTTCATGTTGATGAGGCAATATGGGCGCACCCGGCCATCGTAATACACAGAGGGCAAGGGCGGAAGGTTCCCCTATTGCAACCCCCGGACGATTGTGGCATTTAACGCATTGCCATCAGCGTCCGGGGGGCTGTGATCCCTGAGTAGGCGAAATCGAGCTAGTCTCTTTTGACCTATTCAGGAGTTACCAATGCCCTCCAGTTTTCCCTACGTCGTACGTGCAGCCTTCGATGACCTCGTTGAGTCGTTCGAGGATCGTCTCGTCTACGCGAACCTCGCCACCAAGATCGACCTGGGCAGTGCACAGGATCAGGTCTACACCCGCGATAAGGTGTGGATTCCGCAGCCGATGATCGGTTCGAGCTTCGACGGCTTCGACCAGACCAGCAATTTCGACGGCCTGACGCAGACTTGGGTGCCGGCACAGATCGGCTTCCACAAGTCGAGCCCCAAGCGCTTCTCCGCCAAGGAAATGCGCAACAAGATGGCGATCGACATGTACGCGGGCGAGGTCGGCACCAAGCTGGCGTCGGACGTGAACCGCGCCATCCGCAACCGCGTCGCCCTGGAAGGCTCGATCTTCACCAAGCGCACGGTCGCTCCCACGGGCTCGGCGGATCTGTTCGTGTCGATGGCGCAGATGACCGAAGTCGGCGTGCCGAATGATGGCCGTGTTGCCATGGTCGGTATCCGCAACAGCATCGGTATGCTGTCGAACATCTCGGATCGCCAGACCATGGGCGATCTGTCGGTCGGCGCATACAAGGAAGGCCGCCTGTCGACCCGTATCGCGGGCTTCGAAGTCGGTGTGGACGACCAGCCGATCCGTCTTGCCCCTGCGGCGGGTGGTGCGACCACCGTCAACGGTGCGAACCAGTATTGGGAGCCTGCGGCGACTACGACCGCACCGGACGGCACCGAGAACAACCGCGACAACCGCTACAGCAATCTGGTGGTGACGGCGGCGGCTATTGCGTCGGTCAAGCCGGGTGATGCCTTCACGATCGCAGGCGTCAACTCGGTTCACCTGATCAGCAAGCAGGACACGGGCCAGCTCCAGACGTTCCGTGTCATCTCGGTCAATACCGCGACCAACACGCTACAGATCGCACCCGCGATGATTTCGAACGGCGGCAACACCATTGCCGGCCGCGAGTATCAGAACGTGTCGGCGACGCCTGCAAACGGCGCGGCGTTGACGTGGCTCAACACCACGCTGGCGGAGATTTCGCCGTTTTTCCTGCGGTCGGCGGTTGGCCTGCTGCCGGGTACGTTCGAAGTCGAGCCGGAAGATGGTTGGGACGTGATGCAGGCGACCACGCCGAAGCTGGGTCTGCGGATCATCTGCACCAAGCAGGGCGCGATCAACGATCTGTCCACCAAGATGCGCTGGGATATCGATTTCGGCACCGTCCTGACGCAGCCGCAGTTCGCGGGCTGCATGATGTTTAACCAGTCCTAGACCTGATTGAACAGGGCATGGTATTCTGCTATCGTATTGCGATTGGAGATTACCATGTTCCTGTACAAACTGACGTTCGCATCCGGTAAGGTTTACATCGGCCAAACGAGGAAAACAGTGGAGCAGCGTTTTCGTAATCATGCTAAATCCGCAAACCGGGGGTCTAATTTCCCGGTTCACGCGGCATGGCGGAAATACGGATTGCCCTCTGTCGATGTTTTGGCTCAATGTGATGATGCGGCTGCATTGGATGCCTTAGAAATTGAGGCAATAAATGCAGCTAACAGTCGCGTCCCACACGGTTACAATTTGGCAGGTGGCGGCAGCAACCGCATTATTCATGACAATACGAAGGCAAAGCTAGCCTCTCGCATTATTAGTGCGGAATGGCGGGCAAACTTGAGTGCTGCGGCAAAGGCTCGCGTGCGTGGGCCTCGCTCGGCAGAAACTCGGGCAAAAATGTCGGCCAGTGCAAAGCTTGCCCATGCAAACGATACGTCAGATAAGCGTTCTATAGCAATAAAGGCTGGCCTTGCCGCTAGGTCGCCTGAACAGCGCAGCGAAGCGGCAAGGAAAGCTTGGGCGACCAAGCGCGCACAGGAGAAATAACATGGCAAATCCCAAGAACCCTAGCGAAGAGAACCTGAAGGACAACGCGGCCGATGGCATCGCTCTGTCGGACGCGGAACTGGCCAAGGCCCGCAGCGAAGGCGCGAAGGAAGATGTCAAGGACATCGCCAAGGATGTGCATCGCTCGCTGACTGATGGCAACCTGCCCGGTGAGCCGCCCTCGACGCAGTATCTGAGCGCCGAGGAAAGCCAGCCCTATGCGCACAATCTCGCGCTTGGTGTCGATGCTTTCGAAGATCTGATGTCGACCAAGCCGGGCAAGGAGGATCTGAACAAGGGGCAGACCTCCATTCCGGACGAGAAGGTCTATGGCCTGCTTGCGCTGGAGCGCAATGGCCAGAACCGCACGCCCTACGTCAAGGCGATGATGAAGCGCCTGAAACTGAAGGCGGACGAATTGCCTGGCGGTGGTCCATCGTATACCAACGACCTGACCAGCATCAGCGATCTGTAACGCGTACCGGGGCGGCTTTAGGATCGCCCCACTTTGTTTCGGGGGTAGGCCGTGACTGACTTGCAGCGCATTGGCAGTGATAACGGCGTAGGATTACCGGTGACCTTACAGGATGGGTCGCGGTACATCGTTCCGGCATTTGTGCTGGTGAACCTTGCCGGTGCGCCTGTCAGCGCGGGCTCTGGCGGTGTCGATCTGGATACCAACGGCGATATTGTGCCGACGTACAAGGCGCACACGTTCAACTACGACGGCGCGGGCAATCTTGTCGGGGATGTGGTAATGGACGGCGGCAACACTTGGACCCGCACCTATACCTACGTCAACGGGGTCCAGAAGACCGATAGCGGATGGGTGAAGTCCTGATGCCTATGGACACGTCAATTCAGCCGTTCCGTCGTGAGTTGACAGTAGCGCCTGTCATCATCCCGGTTGGCCCTGATCCGGTTGCTACGGTGGTGCCCCCTATGACTGGCAAGGGGATCACCACGTTCCTGATGAACAATCCTAATCCGTTTTGGGTGTGGTATGCAGGTTGGACTGGGTCGGCTACCGACATGCCATCGGATTTGCGTGGCAAGGGTCATTATATCGGTCCGGGCGCCACGTATATCGGCCGCACGCAGATGCCGAACTTTATTGCGGCGCAGGGCGACGACGAGCCAGGTTTTATGGTGCGTGACCCAAATAATGGGACGTGGCTTTTTACCGGCATCCGCACGCGTTTGGTCATGATCTATGGGAGTGGTTCGTAATGGGGGCTAAAAACCCTACGCTGCCGCCCAAGGTGACGTGGGACACGCTTCCGGGCAAACCGACTGCGTTCCCGCCATCAGCGCATACGCATGCTTGGGGCGACATTACCGGCAAGCCAACGACATTCCCCCCTAGTGCGCATACTCATCTTTGGGCGGATATTACGGATCGGCCAACTATTCCGGCAGCCACCCCGCTAGGCACAGCGACGCCGCAACCTCTGGGCACTGCTGCCCCTGGCACCTCCAGCAATGCCAGCCGCGAAGATCACGTCCATGCTATGCCCGCCGGCCGGCTGGTGTTGGTGGGCAATTACACGGTTGGCGAAAGCGGCCTAGTGACGCTGGCGCTGGCGGTTCGACGTTATCCAATCACGGCAACAGGGGTGGTTACGACGGACAAGATTGTGGCGGTTCTTAATGGCGTGCCGCAGAACGGTTCATTGCAAGACGTGTACGTCAGCGCCACCAATACGCTGAACGTGGGCGCACTGGTGCCGACCTTGGGTGTTGCCACAACGGTTGCTATCCCAATCTCCATCTATAAGGTGGTGTAATGACCGTTACCGCCCATATCCCCGTATCCGGCCGCCCCAAGCGCGATATCATCGAGTTAGCGTTCGATGATTGTGGACTGGCGGGATACGAGTTTGATCGTACGCCGGAAGAGCAGTCCATGGCGCTGCGCAAGCTCAATGCCCTGATGCTGGAAGAGCCGTGGGCGCAATTGGGGTACTCGCAACCGGCTTATGGTGTAGGCCAGGCGGATGGCAATTCGGGGCTGCCGGACTTCGCCATCAACACTGTGGCACAGTATCTAGCGATGCGGATTGCGCCAGGTATCGGGGTGTCGTTGCCGCCCGAGTACAAGGCAACGGCCGCGCGTTCGCTGATGAACCTGCAATCACAAATCGCGACTATTCCTTGTGTGGAGTTTCCGGCGCGCACCGTGCGCGGCACGGGTCATCGCTCGCTTGGCTGGGGCATCAACGCGCCTTACACCGGATCTGACTGATGGTCGCGGTCCCGCTGTTGCATGGTATCACGACGAATGAGGCGGCTGAATTTCAGCTATCGCATCCGCTGAACCTTGAGCCTATCATCATAGACAGCGGCGTGTCCAAGGGGCAATTGCGGCATACGGCGGGGACCGAGCCTTTCGCCAATGGCCCTGGCACCATGCGCGCGGCGATCGTGTGGAATGACCTTTATTATGCGGTGATGGGCGAATGGCTGGTATCGGTGAATGCGGGCGGGGCTGTGCAGCAGATCGGCTCAGTGGGCAGCGATGGCACCGCCTCGCTGGATTACTCGTTCGACCGGCTTATCATCCGCAGCGGTACGGCTCTTTGGTATTACGATGGCAGCGCCCTGCGCCAGGTTACCGACACCGACTTGGGCGAAGTCGTCGATAGCCTGTGGGTCGACGGCTACACCGCATTCACGGACGGCAAGTATCTCGGCGTGACCGAGATCAATGATCCGTTCGAAGTGAAGCCACTGAAATACGCCAGCGCAGAGGCTGATCCTGACCCGATCGTGGGGCTGATCAAGCTGCGTGGGGAGGTGTACGTGCTGGGCACCGATACGATACAGGTGTTCCAGAACGTCGGCGGCGCACAATTCCCGTTCCAAGTGGTCGAGGGGGCGACGATCCAGACGGGATGCGTGGGTACGCAGGCCAAGACGCTGTTCGGGGAGACATTCGCTTTCGTGGGCTCGTCCCGCAGCGACGCGCTGGGGGTGCATGTTGCTGGATCTGCTACGTCCAGCAAGATCAGCACGCGCGTGGTGGACGATGCCTTGGCGCGGGTGGCCGAGCCGTCCGATATCGTCCTGGAGAAGCGCATTTCGCGCGACGAACTGCGGTTGCTGGTGCATTTGCCGGATGAAACGTGGGTGTTCCTCGCCAAAGCCACTGAGAAGGCGGGTGAGCCGATCTGGTACCGGTGCCAGTCGGGCGTTGGTGGTGCCTATCGCATCCGATGGGCGGTGTTTGCCTATAACCGGTTCCTTGTAGGCGATTTGCACAGCGGCGCTATCGGTTCCTTGCGCGATGTGGCCACGCGTCATTTCGGCGAGCCGGCGCAGTGGCGGTTCGACGTGGGGCTGGTCTACAATCAGGCGCGGGGCGCGATTATCGATCGTATCGAGCTTGTTGGCTTGCCTGGGCGCGGCGATGATAGCTTGGGCGCGGATGTGTTCATGTCCTACTCGCGCGACGGAGAGACATTTACGCCAGAGCGTGCAGTGACGGCCGGCAAGACAGGCGAGCGATACAAGCGCGTGCAGTGGCGGCCCCACGCACGGATCAGGAATTATATGGGCGTGCGGTTCCGGGGCTACAGCGCCATGGCTGCCGGGTGGGCAGCTTGTGAGATGGGTGTTCGGGGGCTCAATGCCTAACGGTGTCTCATCTCTCCCCCGCGACATCCTCACCCGCGCGCTTGGTGGCGATCTGCGAGCGACTAGAGCGTTTGAGGCAGAGGCCAGCATTAACGCGGATACCGCCGACCGGCTGGCATCCAATATCGATGCGACCGATACCATCAATAACGCGACGGTGCTGGTGCTATCGCCGAATGACGCATTCGCCAATGAGCGCGTGCTAAAAGTGGGGGCGGGCATCAGTGCAAAGGACGATGGCTCTACGCTGACGCTGTTCGTCAACGATCAGGTAGCCCACGTCTTGGGCGGGTTCCCCCTCAACCTGACGGCCACGCAAGACACGCAAGTGCAGGTGCCTTTCCGGGGGCTTCTGGCGACTGCCGATCAACCTGAGACATTATTCCAAAAGACATTGCAGGCGCCAATGCTGTCCGGTGTCACAGAATACGCCACGGAAGAAGCAGCCGTTTCCGCCAATCTTCCGGCGGGAACGGTCTACACCGTACAAGGGTTCTTGAAACTCCGGCGGGGCTAGTGTAGCGTGCCGCGTATTGGCAGAACGCATAGCCTGCGCCAGGGCATATCTCGACATAGAGGTGCGTTCTAGTGGGCCTGTTTTCTGTAATCGGTGGCATCTTCGGCGGCGGGGCTCAGAAGAAAGCCAGTCAGAAAGCGATGCAGGCGCAAACCGATGCGCTCAATCGTGCGACCGACATCGGCAATCAGCAATTCCAGCAGACCCGTGCCGATTACATGCCGTACACCCAAGCGGGTACGGCGGCGATCGGTCAGTACGGTAATCTGATCGGGGCCAATGGTGCCGATGCACAAGGGCTGGCTGTTCAGGGGCTGAAAGCCGACCCGTTCTTTCAGCAGAATTTGACCGACGCCACTACGGGGCTGCTTCAGTCGGCATCCGCAACCGGGGGCGTGCGAGGTGGCAATACGGCCGGCGCTATTGGTCAGCTCAGCCCGGCACTTCTGCAAGGCTACTACCAGAACGCGCTGTCGGGTTATGGCAACTTGGCGCAATTGGGGCTGGGCGCAACCGGTTCTGTGGCGAGTTTCGGTGCGGCTAATGCACAGAATGCGGGGCAAAACGCTATCGGCATCGGGCAGGCGCAGGCAACCAATTATCTGACCAAGGGCGGCATCAATGCTGCCAATTGGAACAATGTTGGAAGCTTTCTCGACAGCGCCGTGAAGGCTGGAATGCCGGGTGCGGGCGGTGGTGGGTTTAGCCTGAGTAAGGCGCTGGGGAGTATCTTTTAAGTGCAACTGAGCGACTATGCACAGGCACTAGGGGCAGCGCAGCGGCTGGTGCCGTCGTTTCGCGACCAACAGACGCAGGATTTGCAGAACCAGGGGCTGGCGCTGCGTAACCAGTCGGTGCAGCAGGACATGCTGCTCCAGCAGCAGCAGCAAGCCGCCGTTGTGCAGGAACAAGGCGCATTCCAATCTGCGTTGACGGGTCTTGGCGAAAAGCCGACGCCTGACAAGCTATATCAGCTAGGACTGCGTTTCCCGAAGTTCGCACAGACCATCAACCAGGCCGCCAAGGCGGTAGGCGAGGACAAGCGCGCCGGTGTCGTGCGCCAGCTTGCTCCCATCCAGGCGCTGTTGCAGAACGGACAGACGGACCGCGCACTGGCGGAGGTCGAGCGGCATATCGCGGCAGACCGTGCGGCAGGCATGGAGCCGGACGAGAACGACGTTGAATTGCGCGACATGCTGGCGAGCAAAGACCCGGCGCAGATCAAGGCGGCGAACGGTATCGTCTACGGACTGCTGGCGGCTGTTAACCCTGATACGGCTGCGGCAAACGTCCAAAAGCGTAATGAAAGCATCGGCGACGGCGGGCGCAAGGGTCAGGTCGTAGGCCGCGCAATCGGGCATTATGACGATAACGGGCAGTGGGTCACGGATTACCGAGATCCTGAAACCGAATATCGCACCATCAAGAATGCAGACGGTTCGGAGTCCATCGTTCAAGTCAGCGGAGCGGAAGGAGGTGGTCAAGCATCTGGCGGTGGCGGGGCGACTGGTGGAAGCGGTGCGCCCCGCAGCGTCCGTAACAACAACCCCGGCAATCTGAAGGCCAGCGCCTTCACCCGCAAGCTGCCCGGCTTTGCTGGCGTCGACAGTGGCGGCTTTGCCATTTTCGACAGCCCGACCAGTGGCGCAGCGGCGCAAGGTGCGCTTTTGGAGTCGTATATCGACCGGGGCTATAACACCGTTGCCAAGATCGTGAACCGCTGGGCACCGCCTAGCGACAACAACGACACGAACGCCTACATTCGCACGGTGGCATCGACCTTGGGTGTGAAGCCAGGGGATGTAATCGGCAAGGACCGTATCGCACAGCTTCAATCAATCATCTCACGCGTCGAGGGAGGGCCTGGGTCGTCGTCCGGTGGCACCGGCAATGCGCCCGCTCGTGGTGGTGGGGCGCGAGTGGTGTTTACGTCTAAGCCTGGTTCCGGTAATCCTGTGGATCAGGCGACGGTTGATTTCTATGCGCAAAAGATTGCCGCTGGGGGCGATTTGCCGGCGCTCGGATCAGGTAAGGAGGCGGCCGCATGGCGGCAATCCATCTTGAAGCGCGCCGCACAAATTCAAGCTGGGCAGGGTATGGATGGCGCAGATAGCAATTTGCGTCAAGCTGACGTGAAGGCGGCCCGGCAAGCGCTCGTGCAGATCCAAAAGACGCGTTCTAACGTTGAGGGCTTTGAGCAGACGTTTCAGAAAAACGCTCAAGAAGTTCGCCGTCTGGCTCGCACTGGCGCAGCAGGGAGTGTCCCGATTTTCAATCGTTGGGTGCAAGCGGGCCGTAGAAGCGTGCAGGGAGACCCCGGGATCGCTGGGTTTAACGTGGCTATTAACACAGCCGCAAATGAATACGCGAAGCTGGCGTCCGGTGCTTCGGGCGGCGCTGTCACATCCGATAGTGCCCGTCACGAGGCCATGGAAATTCTTAACAACGCAATGACTGAGCAACAGCTTTATGCCGCGCTGGATCAGATGGCGCGGGACGGGCATAACCGAGTTGTGTCGCTTAACGACCAAGAATCTCGTTTGCGCAGCCAGATTGCGGGGCGCAAGGAAGGCCCTTCAAATGGTAAGTTTGGAAGCGGCAAACCGGCTGGTCCCGCCCCCCAGGGCGGTAAGCTGATCGGCATGTACCAAGGTAGGCAGGTATTCCAATTGCCCAACGGCAAGCGCGTGGTGGCAAAGTGATGGACGGCTTCGAAGAACTTCCAGCGGACGCGCAGATCGATCCTATCCCGCAAGGGTACGAAGAACTGCCGGCGGGTGCAGCCATCGAGCCGTCGCAAGCGGCACCGATGGATCAATCCGTCTATCGCCAGAAGCTGGCGGCTGCGATCAAGACTGGCCGCCGCGATGTGGTGGACTCGTTCTTGCGGTCGCAAGGCGTCGACCCGGCGCAGGCTACGGGCATTGACGAGGCCATTGCCGCAGCCAAGCAGGGTCGCGATTTCGGGGTACACGTCACTGATGGAGCAACGACGGCAAACGCTGCGCCGGAAACGGCGGGGCAGGCTCTTTATCGCGGCGTAGGCGACGTAGCGGCGGGTGTCGGCGATCTGCTTGGCATCGTCGCTAACCCGCTGAACGCGGGCATCAATTACGTTGCCGGAACGAACCTAAGCACCGATTTGGGGCAGACGTTTCGAGATTGGACCGGGGCACCTGAAGCGGTGACCGATCAAGAGCGGATGCTGAGCATGGCGGGCCGAGGTGGCGCGGCCGGCATCGCGGGGGCGGGGGCCGGTGCCGCTGTGGGATCTGCTGCTGGGGGTCTGACGGGCTATGTCGGTCGCCAGGTCGCGGCGGCTCCCGTCGTTGATCTTGTGTCGGGCGTGACCGGCGGGGCTGGATCTGAGGCGGGCCAGCAATATGGCGGCACGGCCGGTGCCGTTGCAGGGGGTTTGGCTGGCGGCCTGACGGGCGCGGCGGCGATCCAAAAAATCATCAGCCGCTTGCCGGCGGAGTTGGCGTTGACCAGTCGCGGCACGTTGACGCCTGAAGCGCATGAGCTGGCATTGCGCGCGGGCGTCGATGAAGACGATCTAGCGCAGTCCTATGCCCGTGCACGCACTGTGCAAAACTCACCTGGGCGGCGTACGCCGCAGGAACGGCAAGCAGCGCGCGAGGCGGTGCGAGAACGCCCGCGAGAGGGCGAGGTGCTACCTGACACCGTTGCTCCTACAAGCTCGGTGCAGGGGCAAGCCCCGGATCTAGCTGCACAGAACCAGCGGTTGGTCAACGCTATCTCTGAGCGTGTTCCTGCCACGCAGGCGGATGACATTGCCCCCCCTATTAGCGAACCGCCCGCTACGGCGCAGGGCCGGTATGACGAAGCCAACAGCGAAGGTATCCGCCTAACGCGTGGACAGGCAGAGCAGGATTTCGACGTTCAGAACGACGAAAACGCGCTGCGGGTATCGGCTACCAAGGAAGGCGAACAGGCGCGCGGGTTCTTCCGTGACCAGCAAGAGCAGATCCAGGGGGCTATTACGCGCTTCCGATCGGCATTCGGTGCGGATGCGGGCAACGCCGCCGACCGAGGCGCGCAGGTTAAGGAAGCCGTCAAGGCGCTACGTGATAACGGCCGTGAAGGCGTCAACCAGCTTTATCGTCAAGCCGAAGAACTTGGCGGAGAGGGCTTGCGGCTGGAGACGGCTGGGATTCGTGATGCGGCAACCGATGTGCTGATCGATGAAGCGGTGCCGGAAGCCGTCAAGCGCTCTGTGGCGCAAGAGCTGGCACGCTATGGCATTATCGGGGAGGCGAGCCCGATCAATGAAGCCGGTATTACGCGAGTCACGTTGGATGACGGTTCTGCCGTGTCGTTCCGTGGTCCGGTCAAAGTGCTTACCGCGTCTTCGGCTGACGCCATGCGGAAGGCCATCAACCGGCTGTATCTGAGCGACCCCACGCGTGCTTCTCAGGCGATCAAACCTGCAATTGATGACGCGCTGGAAGCGGCTATCGAGGGCGCGGCGACAAAGGAAGGTGGTATCGGCGATGCCTACCGCGTTGCCCGCGATGCTCATCGCACACAGCGGCAGACGTTCAACGCGAAGGATATCGTCGAGAATCTGATTGCGGTCAAAAAGGGCACGCAGACGGATGTCATGCTGCCGGAGCGAGCGATTGCACAGGTGATAGGTGCCGGCAAGGAAGGCGTGACCAACCTGCGCCGTGTCAAATCGCTATTGCTATCGAGCGGGCACCCGACCTCGCAGACGGCGTGGCGCGCGATCCAGCACCAGGGGTTGGCGGACATTTTCGACAGCGCCATTAGCCGCAATGTCAATCACGGTGGCGGGCAAATCGGCGATGTCGTATCAGGCGCGAAGCTCAACAGCGCTGTCGAGAAATTCGGCGTGGACAAGCTACGCGAGTTGCTGGACCCGGAGGAGTTCAACGGGTTGATGAAGCTTCGCCGGATTATCGGCACAGCCACGATCCCCATCAGCGGCACGACCAACCCCAGCGGCACGGCTACCAAGATCATCAACTACCTGCGACAGGGCACGCTGCGGTTTGCGGGTGCGATCCCCGGTGTCGGCGGAGCCGTCAATGCCTTTGCCGGGCTGGCTGCGAAGGGTAAGGAAATCGCGGCTACCCGTCGTACTCTGGAAGGCATCACATCCTATGATGGCCGCGCCGAAACTAGCAGGCGTCTGGATGAGCAAGCGCGGGACTTCGTGCGCGATTATATCGACAGTGGAACGAGTGGCAGGCTGGTGCCGACTGGCATCAACCTGACGCGCACTCCGCCGCAGAATAGGAACGACCAATGACCCGCTTGACCAACCCTCTCCCCATCTTCCTGGACGCGGATGGCTCGTTGTTGGACGGGGGTTATCTCTATGTCGGCGTGGCCAATGCCGACCCTCAGTCGCAGCCGGTGCAGGTGTATTTCGACGACGCTTATACTATCCCGGCGGCGCAGCCGCTGCGTACTCTGGGTGGGGCGATCGTCAACGGCGCTACGCCGACGCAGGTTTTCGTGAAGGAAGCGGATTTTTCGTTGCGGGTGCTGGACGCTGACCGGCAATTGCTTCGGTATGACCCGACTTCATACGCATCGGAAGCCGATTTCCAGCCCTTGGATGCGGATCTTAGTGCGATTGCGGCTGACGGCACGACTGATTACGGGCGGGGTCTTCTGAGGCTGGCCAACCAGGCGGCATTGCGAATGGCGACTGGTATTCCCAATCCTTTGCCTGCGGCAGGCGGCGCAGTGACAGGCAATGTCTACCGGCAAGATGCCGGTGGGTTGGCCTATGCCGTTTCCGCTACATATCAGGCTGTCCGACTGTTCGGCCCTGAAAACACTACCGACCCGACTACCCAAATTGGCGACATCTGGTTTAAGCCGCGTGGCTGAGTTCCGCACCGCATCCGGCCTAGTGTCGTGTGACGTGTTTATGCGAACGTCCAGTGGGCTTGTGCTTGTCGACCCGCAATTCAGAACAGCCAGCGGCCTTGTGGATTGTGGCACTACGCAGGGCAGTGGTGGCGGCGGCTCTTACACCGCTTCGGCGTCTCCCAGCAGCGTATATGGCTCTGTAGCCAGTGGACGTATCGCCAGAGTTTCCACCAACTCTACGACGGTAAACGTCAGCGGCGGCGTCGCGCCATATACCTACGCATGGGATAATCCCAGCGACTGGACGGTGAACAGCAACGGCGCCACGGCAAGTTTCAGCGCGACAGTCACTCCGGGTGATGAAAAGACGGAAACTTTTACGTGTTCCGTGACGGACGCTAAAGGCATGGTGACAACCGCAAGCGTGATTGCTACGGTAGCTAACTATTACAGCGGGGGTCCGCGCAATGCCTAATTTCAGTGAACAGGTCGTGGATGATTCTGGCTATCGCCGACCTGTTGAAGGCGCGATGGTGTATCTTCTGGACCGTAGTGGGGCGCTTTCTGTCACCACCGGCCCCAATCCCACTACCACGGATAATTTCGGGGTTTTCAATTTCACCGCCACGGATGGCGTATATATCTTCTCGGTGCGGCAAGGCGGCATAGAGATCGCGCGAGGCAATGCCATAATTGGCAACCCGCCGGAGTACACTGGCCCTCCTGGCCCAGCGGATAACACCTATGCCACTTACGCCGCCCTTCTCGCCTCTGATCCAGCGCGCAAATCCGCACGCCTTGTGCCACAGTCTGGGGAAACTGAGCCCGCCGGCAATTTTTCTTATCTAGGAGGGAAGTGGGTTCGCCAGACGGCGGACGGTATTACCTTCAAACAGCCCACAGCGGGCGCCGTTGTGCGCAATACCCAAGAAGAACTAGCGGCCGTTGGTGCCCGTCCCGCGCAATTCGGCGCGGATCTAACCGGCGCAACCGACGCAACGGCTCAGGTCACGGCATGGCTGGCGCGTGGCGGCGAGCTCTACATTCCGCAAGGCGATGTATATCAGTACCGGGGCAACCTCTCGATCAGCAAGAGCGGATCGCGCATCGTCGGTGGCGGCCGACTTGTCGTCACGGCCGATGTAGCGAATAAAGAAGCCATCATCGTCGCAGCGGACGACTGCCTGATTGAAGGCATCACCGTTGCCAATCCGAGTAAGGTAAACCCGCGCACGGGCGACCAGACTAACGGCATCTCAATTCGCGGCAACCGCAATCGCATTCAAAACTGCACCGTTCTCGATTTCCAGATGGGGATCACGGTACAGGTCACCGGCGAGTATTTCGATAACGTCATTGCCTTCAACTATGTGCGGGTGATCGGCGCTGGCGCCGGCCCCACGGCCCTGACCGACAGTATGGGCGAGGATCGCGGTATTGGCATCGCGGACTACGGTGCCCGCACCCGGATCGTCGGCAATACCGTGCAAGCCGCTGAAGCGCTGTACAGCTTCCAGAATGGAAGCTTGGTGCCGGGAAACAGCTTCAACGATTGCTGTCTAGGGATCGTGTCGGAGGGGCTTGACAATTTTGCCGGGGATCAAAGCAGCCCTGACATCTCTTCCGGTTCCGAGCTGATCGGCAACATTGTCGTCCCCTCCAAAGACGGCAAAGGCCGCTTCCGCCGCTGTATTTCGATAGAGGGCGGGCGACATACGCGCGTGATCGGGAATTACTGCCGTGGCTGGACATGGAATGGTATCTGGCTGGTCGGCAACAGCAGCAACTCGATCGTCGAGGCCAACAATTTCGTTGGGGACACCCCGACCGATGATCGTACCGGCGCAATTTGGGGCCCCGTCAAAAGCGCGATCCATGTCTATGTGCAGGGTGGCGTCAGGCTCGCCAATGCGCGGGTCCACGGCAACATTCTCGAAATGCGTACAAACCTGGGAAATGGCATCGTCCTCTACGCCATCACGGGTGGTATTCTTCGCGACATCAGCGTGACCGACAACCGGTGCACGACGGGCGTGCCGATGAATGGTGACGGGCTGATCGTTGCGGGTGCTGACACCGGCATTTCCTTGGCGGGGAACACCGTCACCGGCCTTTGGGCTAACTCGCTACAACTTAACAACACCGCTGGCGTGGTGGTGCGAGGTGGCTGGCTGAGCGGGGCCAATGCTGCGGCCATCACGGGCGCATCGGTGACCCAAGCCGAGATCGCTGGTGTAACGATGTCCGATTGCCGCGATGGCATCTCCGTCACCAGCGGCTCGTATTTGCTGAGGAACAATACGTTTTACCGCATCGGGCGGTTCGCCTTAATCGGTGAGACGATCTCCAACATCGCTTTCGTCGGCAACGCTTACGAAAACGGCGCAGCCACGACGTATTTTTTCAACAGTACTGTGCGCGCGGTCAGCGGGAACCTCAACTTTCCCGTTTTCGGGGGCAGCCAGAACTACACCCCCGCCGCTATTGCGGATGGAACAGGCGTATCGGTTGACGTGTCCACACCTATGGCAATGCCAGGCGATCGGGTACGGGTGTCCTATTCCCAGCCGCTGCAAGGCGTCGTCGCCATTGGTGCTGTGAAGGCAGCGGGCACGGTCACGGCGCGGCTGCAAAACTGGACCGGCGCGGCAGTGACGCTGGCGGCCGGCACGATTTCCGTTGCTATCGAGAGGGGCGTATAATGGCGCTGTGGACTATCGTAGAGCAGCTTACACCAACCGACTTGCCGGATTGGTACGAGCGCAGCCGCGCGCGGCGCTTTGATGCGACGCAGCCCGATCCTCTGGACGACTTCGTGGCCGATAGCTGGCGCGAACGTGAGGTCTACGACGATCAGTCGGACGACGATGGCGCGCCGCCGAAGATGCCGATCGATCAGTATCTCGCATACCTGAACGCGACCACGGGGCGGGTCGTGAAGGTAGTTCCATGATCCCGCCGATTCCCGTATGCGTGCTGGCGCTACCCAGCGAAGGAGAAAAGCAAGTGACGAAGGGCCACGGGCACGACAAGCCGAAGAAGGACGAAGATTGCGCGCCGATCGAGGATGGCGGCTTCACCACGCAGGATGATAGCGGTGGTGGCAGCAACACCAACCCGCCCCCGCCGACGAAGCCCGATCCGAAGTAATGTGTAAGCTGGTCACCTTTGGCCTGTTGTGCGTCGCTGCCCTTGTGGTGGCGGCGCATTCGCGCGAGGACCGCGCGTTTGCCAAGGTGGCCGGCTGGACGGTGCTGGGCAACTGGGCATTGTTCGTGATGCCGTGGGTCTACAATCCGCTATCCATGGCGCATTTGCTGAAGGTCGCAGGACTGCCGGTTGGCCACGAAGATGCGTGGGCGCTGACGGATTTAGCATCGATCTTTATCATAGGATACGCGGGGCGGCATGTCTGGTGGTCACCCATCATCTGGTCGCTGCATATGTCCATGTTGGCTATGCTTTCCGTTGCTTGGGCTAACAGCTTGGAATATATACAGTATAGCGCAGTCCTGGACGCTTGTTTGATCGTGCAGCTTGCGGTGTTGTTCCTTGTAGGGGGTGAAGGCTGTGCCGATCGTTTGTCTGATTGCTGGCGTGATATTCGTCGTATGGGCGGGCCTGCCGGCACAAGCACTAAGGCTTTTTCAGCGCGCGAGGCAGCGGAATGATTGAGCAGCATGACCTGAAGCACGTCTGGATTGCCATGTCGGCGATGGCGGGATCGATCACCGCCCTTGCCAACATGAAATACAAGGAGATGAGCTGGACGGATATCATGCTTACGGTTTTCGTCGGTTTCGCATTCGCGGTTATTTTCGTACCCTATGCCGCCGCTGATTGGTTCGGCATTGATGAAAACAATCTTCGCGGCATTTGCGCCTCCGTCTATATCGGGGGCACAGCCTGGAACAGCCTCATGCCGCTCGTTATTCGCCGGTTCAAAAAGATGATCGAAGCAATCGGCGGGGAGGACAAGGCATGACCGTGTTCGATATCGCAAACGTGATCGGGCGTTCGATCCTGACGCTTCTGGTCATCTACAAGCTAGCGCAATTCCGGGAAATGGCCAATGTCATGGAGCGTGTTGGGCTAGGCATGATGGGCGCTGGATCGTTCCTGACGCTGCCGGTCATCATGTATAAGTACAACAACCCGTTTGAAGGCTGGTCGGTGTCTATCCTGACGTTCGGGGCCATCATGTTTCTTGTCGGCCGCACATGGCGGGATCGACGGCACGCGATGGCCAACGAGAGGCAGGTTAAGCAGTCGAGGGAGTATCTGGAAGGGAGGGGGCTGTTGTGAACAAGGCCGCTTTCTACAAGGTCGTACGCGCGCGGTTGGGATCGCTTGAACAGGGTCAAGTCAACGGCTTTGAGGCTGTCTTGGACGCCATAGAGGGCGCGCCCCTGTCTCACCGCGCCTACATGCTGGCAACCGCTTGGCACGAAACAGCGAAGACCATGCAGCCTATGCGGGAGCTGGGCGGACGTGATTATTTCATGCGCATGTATGACGTAACAGGGCAGCGCCCGCAATTGGCCATAGCCCATGGCAACACCACCCCCGGCGATGGCGCACGATACTATGGACGTGGCTACGTTCAATTGACGTGGAAAGACAATTACGCGCGGGTAGGCCAAAAGATGTCAGTGGATCTTGTCACCTATCCTGACCTTGCACTGAATTCCAACCTTTCGGCGCAAATCATGCGACGGGGAATGGACGAAGGCTGGTTCAGTGGCAAAAAGAACAGCGACTATCTGCCGATGCAGGGAGTGGCCACCCGCAGCCAGTATATGGCCGCTCGCAAGATCATCAATGGTATTGATCGGGCTGATCTGGTAGAAGATTACGCACAGATTTTTGAGCGCGCCTTGCGTGATGCGGGCATTGTCTAAGGGGAAGCTGAAATGAACATCGGCAAGCTACTCAACGCCGCCATCAAGGCAGTCAAGGCAAACCCCTCGCTGGTAGTCAGTGCGGTCACCGCCATTGCGCCGGTCGTGAAAGCCATCAAGGCCGAAGCCAAGAAGCCGGGGGTGTAAGACCATGCGCAGGAACATCGTCACATTCGCAGAAGACAAACCTGGTGATGATGCCCATTTCCTGCTGGCTCAAAAGATCACCGATCTGAATGCGCGATTTGCAAAAATCGAGTCTTTGCAAGCGCTGATTTTTGCGACCGTTCGACAGGCGCTCGACCTGTCGCAGAACCCGCGCACGATCCTGTCCGTTGCGATCGTCGCAGGTCATTTGATTGTGACGTTCAGCGATGGGACGACGCAGGACGCTGGGCCAATCGGGGTAGCGCTTAATACGATCCTGAACACCCTGGCGGGCTCCACCCTGCCCTCCGCGCAGATTGATGGCGAGCCGGCGATCTACGCTGCGCTGTATCCACGCGAAGCTGCGATCCGCGCGAGCATAGCCGAGTCCCTGAGCCGCCTTGCCGCTCTAAGAACCCGCCTTGATGCATTGGAGGCCTGACATTGGCATACAACCCTAATGGCACGGTCGCCGAGAACGCAAAGTCATGGTCGGACCTTTTGGACAGCCTTTCGGCGTTAGCTGACCAGCTATCGGATGGGGTTGACGAGGTTCGGGCGCGCATTGAGGCGCTTGAGAACCCCGCCCCGGTGCCCGCTCCTACGCTTTCGCTGTCTGCGCCAATCACGAAGGTTGAAGGCAACACCGGTACCACGGAATATCGCTGGACGCTGACGCTGAACCGCGATGGCTCGACTGCCGCTATCCCGTACAGTTACAGCGTCACCGGCTCGGGCAGCAACCCCGCCAACGCGGCGGACTTCGGGGGCGCATTCCCCAGCGGCTCCGGTACGTTCGCAGCCGGCGAGACGACCAAGCAAGTCGTGATCCTGGCCTATGCCGACAATGCGGTCGAACCCGACGAGCAATTCACGCTGACCGTCTCATCGTCGGGCCTCGCAAGCGTCGCCTCCACCGGCATCATCGCCAATGACGACACCGCACCTGCGCCGGCGTTTGTGCTTTCCGGCCCCGCAACGATTGACGAGGGCACCCCGCCCGCCGTCGTGCCGGCCTTCGCCTTAACCGGCCCCAACACCATCGCAGAAGGCGACGCTTCGTCTGCCTTCGCTCTCACCGGACCCGCCACCATCGCAGAGGGCAACTAAGTCATGACGATCGCTACCTATACCATCACCGAAACGGCAGCGACCAGCGTTGCCCGCCAGATCAAGATCGGCGTCCGTGCGAAGGCCGGATCGTCCATCCCGTCGAGGGCTGCCGACTGGAAGGGCGGCGCTTTCCCGGTCATGACGTTCGACCTTGCCGCTGGCGCTACCAGTACAACGGCGACGATCGAGACGGTCGGCAACACCGCCGTCGATGGCAATCGCGAGTTCGAGTTCTACGAGGTGAGCCGGTCGTCGAGCGGCGGCACGCTGACCATGAACCCGTCGTTCGGCACGATCACGGACGATGACACTTACGCCCCTGTAGTCGTCAGCAACTGGCAATATAGCGACGATCTGGAGGATGCCGCAGTCGGGACCAACGTCTTGACGCGGCCGAACTGGACGGCGTCTGGCGCTAACACGGACACGTTCAAGGTGTCGTCTGCGCACGGCTTGTATAACTCACAACTTTACCGGCAAAACTCCTTCATCCAGTTCGGTCCTGCGGTGTCCGATGATTTCGGGTGGGAATACGAGCTGGATGAAAACCGCAGCGGCACGCCCGGTAACGGAAGGTCCGACGCATATAGCAACACTGCCCAAAACTTGTATTTGATCTACAAGGATGCGGACAACTACATCCAGATGGGCAACGACGGTCGCATTGGCATCGATCGCACAAAGACGGCCGGCACCGAAACCTATCGCGGCGGTTTCTTCGATCATGGCTTGACTACTGCCCCCGATTGGACCGCCGTAGGCTCACCTGCGAGCCGCAAGGTCCGCTATCAGGTCCACAACGGCAAGCTGCGCATTCGCGGACCGCACGATGAATGGATGCTGCGGGCGTCGCAGCTCAAATATCCGTATGGCACCTATGGTATCGACACGCTCGGCGGCTTCGATACGGCGGCCGGCCGGATCGGGCCTGCTGTCTATCGTACTGCAACCTACGTCTACGACACGATCAACGGCGTCCGCCTACGCCCGCTCAAGATGGTCATCACGTCGCACGCACGCTTTTGCTCGCGACGTCCGAACGCGGGTGGCACTGCGCCGGAGAACTTCGGCCGTATCTCGGTCAGCGGCGACTACAAGGGCACCGCGACGCGTTGGGCTTACCGCCTGCTGACCGTACCAATCCCCAAGACCGTCGCGCAGGATTGGCGCGATTGCGCCGATGTCGTCGCCGCCAACGGGCAGTTCTCGGTCAACTGCCAGCTGCCGTTTGGCTTCATGGGTGAGATCGAGTTGGCGATGACAGACGGCGATGGTGTGACCCACGCCACCACCACCAAGCGGGTCACGTGCGGCAAGTTCTTCCTGCCGTACGGCCAGAGCAATGCCGGCGGTCGGCAAGCTCAGGCATTGGGCCTTACTGCCTACTCGCAGAAGGCCGCATGTCGGGCTTACACGTCCGACTCCAACAGCGAGGGTATCCCCGCTTTCGAGATTGCTGGCCTCGGCACTGTAGAGCATCCCTTCGCCAACGTCATCGAAGGCGCGCGCATCTACGCCGATGTCTCGGGCATCCCCTGCCTGATGGCAGCGACGGGCATTGCCGGTTCGGGCATCGCCAACCTGTTTGCGGAGCCGAACTTCACCAACTTCTTCGGTGCGTTGCGGAACGTCTATGACGGCTGGGTCGACGGCGTACTTTGGGACCAGGGCGAAGGTGACCGCGACGGCCTGGCGGCAAATAACGGCTATTTCGATGCTCTGGACGCCGGCTATCAGAAGATGGTCACGGCGACCGGAAACCCGAACCTGCCGATGTGGATTTCGCCGATCGGCCGATATGCCAGCACATCGGCTCCGGGTGCTGATAAGGGTTACACCTGGGCGCAGATCGATGGCAATTCGAAGCCCGTCTTTGCCGCGTATCAGGCCATGATCGAAAAGTATCCTGGCAAGGTACGCTATGCCGATAGCAAGCTCGGCCAGCGTCATACCGGGACAGATGCATACCATTATACGTCGGGCGCTTATCAATCGATGATGCGGCGTTTCGCGCGGTCGATTTTGGACAGCGAGGGACGTGCGGCACCGGATGGCCGTGGACCTTTGGTGACGGGCGTCACCCGATCGGGTGCTACGCTCACCCTGGCGCTCAACATGAACGACGCGACCGGGCTGACCGACCTTGTCTCCACCACGACCGTCGACAACGACGTAGCCGGCACCCCAGCCTTGCAAGGGCTGTACGGTTATCAGGTCAGCACCGACAACTTCGCAACCGCTGTGGCGATCAGCAGCATCGCCGTGAACACGGCGCGGACGGCGCTGGTCATCACCCTTGCGGCCGATCCCGGCAAGGCGGTGCAGGTGCGCAGCTTCTTCGGTGCGTCTTACGATGACCGACAGCTTTTCTGGGGCACCTACGACGGCGGGTTCGAGAACGTGCCGGTGTTCCCGATCTACGTCCCCCTGACCAGCAACTGACGAACGGGCGGCCCCGGTGTGGGCCGCCCCATTCATGAGGATATACGCATGGCGTTCGATCCCCTCGCTTCCCTCGCTGTCAACACCGCCCGATGGAGCGCTGATCTAAGCAGCCTGGAAGAATTCGCCGCTGCACTTGCTGCTTCGGTGACGGAGGCAGAAGCCCAAGTCGCGCTGCTGGAGGGGGGTGTCGACGGCCTGCAAGCGCCCATTCCGAACCCCGTTACCGCGCGCACGATTGGCCCTGCCCCGGTCAGCGACACCGGCTGGCAGGACATGGGGGGCGTCGATCATACCATCACGCTTGGAGCGGCCGACCCGACCGCGACCGGTGCATTCAGCGAAGACGGAGAGTTTTACCTCGGCTGCGACACGGCCGATGGCAATCCAACTATTGGCGTCAAGTACACCGGCGTCGGCAGTGGGCAATACCCCAAGGCTTTTTATCGCAAGGATG